TTGGGGGAGTACCAATTTTCGATGAGCACAGCGGCGCATGACGACATGCAGCGCAAAGCGTCTTATCGATGGTCTTCGCAAGCAAGGCTGACGCGGGAGCCTGCAATGCAATATCTGGGGATGGGCAAAACAACTATTGGGCTTAAAGGATCTATTTATCCCGGCTTTCGCGGCGGCCTGACACAGATTGATGATATGAAAAAAGAGGCAGAGAAAGGCGAGCCGCTAACGCTTGTAGACGGTAGGGGCAACAATCTTGGGCGGTTTTGCATTAAAGAAATAAGCGACACAGAAAAAAACTTTATTGGCCCTGGAGCCCCGAGACGGATTGATTTCAGCTTGTCCCTTGAAGCGTATGGAGAAGATGCAAAATCAACAGGTGGCGGCAATCCTTTTAACTGGCTGAGCCTTTTCGCATGACTTATTACAACTGCACAGACGGCGAAAGCTTAGACGCTATTTGCAAAGATTTTTATGGGTTCAGCCGTGGATCTGTAGAAGCTGTTTTGAGCCACGAAAACAATCGCGAGCTATCCAAAAAGCTGCCCGTTTTAAATCATGGCGACGTTGTGTTTTTGCCTCCAGTCAGCCAGCCAACAAAGCCAGAAACTCAAGAAACCAATCTTTGGGGCTAAAGCATGAAACCGAAATTCAAGCTTGAAGCGCAAGGGGTAGACATTACGGGACAGATCAGCGACCGCGTTTTGCAAATACGCATAAATGACGCGGCAGGCCAAAAATCTGACACTTTGGATATAACACTAGATGACCGAGATAATTCAGTAGACATACCAAAAGCAAAAGCAGAATTAAAAATATCTGTTGGATACGATGACGATGGTCTTACTGATATGGGAACATATTTTATCGACGAAGTTGAAATAACTGACAACCCTGCAACGGTAAAAATTAGAGCAAAAGCGTCTGGCGGATCTGACTCATTTAAAGTTACAAAAACGAGGGCTTGGCATGACTTGACAATTCAAGAAATCGTCTCCACGATTGCAAGCGAGCATGGACTTGTCCCGGCAGTTCACTCCAGTTACTTTGAGAAAAAAGTTGCTCACATTGATCAAGAAAATGAAAGCGATGCGCATTTTTTAACGCGATTAGCCAAGCTCTACGGAGCCACATCTAAACCCGCACAAGGCCGTTTAATTTTTATTCCTGAAGGTTCAGGGTTAAGCGCGACCGGCCAAGCCTTACCGGCAAGCATTATCAAAAAAGATGAAATTCTTACGCTTAAAGCCAGCATCAAAGATCGCGGCAATTACAGCGGAGTGATCACAAGGTTCCGAAATAAAGAAACGAATTTGGAAGAAGAAGTTGAAGTTAAAGACTTGTGGTCTGCACTCCTGGGGGAGGGGCCGGTCTTTCGTGATAAAAAAGTTTACAGTTCAAAAGACATGGCGGAAGCCGCAGGCAAATCCAAACTGAAACAGCTCCAGTCGGGGGCTGTCACAATTGATCTCACAATCGTTGGTCGGCCAGACATATTTGCTGAAAAGCCAGTTACGTTGCAGGGAGTCAGGTCGCCAATGGATGGCAACTGGATCACAAAAACAGTCACGCACACATTTGGTCCAGGTGGTTACAGAACAAAAGTCCAATGCGGAAACAAACCCACTGAAGCCGCAACGGCCTAAAATAGACAGGAAGGACAGACAACCAAATGCAACCTGAAGGGCATGAGGTGTCACACCTCGAAATTTATCGTCTTCTTATAGAAGTTAAAACGACGCTCGACCTTACGCTGAAGCGTAATGAAGAAGAGCGTGCGCAAGACGAAAAAGACAAAACTGATATTTTTGGCCGTCTTGGCAAACTAGAGAACCGCATGGCGCAAGTCATGATCATCGCCATAACTCTTTCCGTTTTAATCCCTGTCAGTGTTGAGCTGTTTGGGACCGCGCTCGTAACATCGGGGGAACGTATCGAACGAGCCAGGTGAGCAAGATTAAGTTAGACGACTTTTTCAGGTTTTATAAACAGCTCCCGCATCAAGTCGCAGGAGTCAGGCAGCTAGAAGAGGCGATGCCGCCTGGGCTGCTAGACCGCAACGCAGAATGGGTCCAGACCTACAGGGCAGCCGGTAAGCAGCCAGAAAAGCCAGCGCCGACAAATCCCTTGGTTGTGCCCTATTACAGCCAGCGGGACAGCGACACAGAGCACGCGCTGCGAATGTGTTTTTCGTCAAGCTGTGGGATGCTTTTGGAGGCTATGAGGCCCGGTACGTTATCCGGTACGAATGGCGATGATGCTTACCTAGGGCGCGTGCTCCGGTATGGCGACACAACAGACCCGACAGCGCAAATCAAGGCGTTGCAATCTTTTGGCCTGCAAGCCGCGTTTACGCAACGGGCAAGCTTCAAGATGATCGAAGAACAAATTGATCAAGGTATCCCGGTGCCGCTGGGATTTTTGCATCGCGGAACAGCAAAACGCCCCGAAGGCTCAGGCCATTGGCTCTGCTGTATCGGGTACACAAAGGACACCCTTGTCGTTCATGACCCGTTTGGCGAAATTGCTTTGTCGCTCGGTGGCTACATGAACCAGAACGGGAAAGCTCTTCACTACAGCCGGGACAATTTTGCTCCTCGCTGGGAAGTCGAAGGCATTGGCTCAGGCTGGGCCATCATTGCTAATCTCTGAAAGGAACAACACATGGATTTTTCAACCCTGACGACAATGGATTTTTTAAATCACCCCGCGTTTTGGATCTTGATCGCCGCAGCGTCTGAAATTGTTGCGCTGTCGCCTGCTCGATCCAATTCAATCGTTCAGCTTGTCTTTCAAGCACTGGCAGCAATCAAGCCAAAAAAAAAGGGCTGAGCAACATCCCGACAGACGGTCGCTGGCTGTTTGGTTTTAACACTCGGCATCCGCTAGACGCTGCAAAGCGATTTGTGGCGTCCAAAAAATTTCATTCAACATTAAGGCCGAAAATTGATGCTCAAATTTCTAAGATCATGGCTGACACAGATCAGCTCCCCGAAGGACTCAAATACGAATATCTCGAAGAGCCAGAAATCTTCGTTCAAGACGGCGTTGCCAAGCCCCCCAGAACAAGACTTGGAGGTTGGATGCGAGCAAAAGCCCCTTGGATCAAAGATTGACGATGATCAACTGATTAGGCAGCTAAAGCTCCACGAGGGGGTGAGGTTTAAGGCTTATCAATGCACAGCCGGTAAAACTACAATTGGCGTCGGCAGAAATCTTGACGACTTAGGCATTACAGAAGACGAGTCAGACTATTTGCTTGCCAACGACATTGAACGCATCAAAGTCGCGTTAATGCGTGAAATCCCCTGGATGGAAAAACTCAACGATGTTCGTCAGCGAGTGCTTTTAGACATGGCGTTTAACTTAGGCATCGCAGGTCTTATGAAGTTCAAAAGAACTCTCAAAGCAGTTGAAGACGGCGAATATGAAAAAGCCGGTCGCATGATGCTGGACAGCAAGTGGGCGACGCAAGTCAACAAACGCGCTGACCGTTTATCTGTGATGATGAATATTGGAAAAGATCCGAAAGACTTGTGGCCGCCAAAATGAGCGATCTAGTCAACAGCCCTGAGCATTATTGCAAAGGAGGCATCGAGTGCATTGACGCAGTAGATGCCGCAATTTGCGATCTGTCAGGCCGAAACGCGCATTACACAGCATCAGCGATTCAATATCTATGGCGCTGGAAAAGCAAAGATGGCGTCCGTGATTTGCGAAAAGCTCGCTGGTTTATTGACCGCTTGATCCAAACTTTGGACCAGGATCTTTCTGACCCTTCATGATTGCGCAAGCGCGGCGATAGTAATCGTTGTTCGTTGCATCGCATTTTTCAAGGTAGTCCTTGATCTTGCGCCAATTGTCCAAGCTATAAGAGTCCAATGTATTCTCGCAAGCTACGCGCATTTTAAAGTTGCGTTAGGTTGTTGTCACGTTCACCCCACACGGGGCGCACTCCTAGCGGCAGGGAACGGGGCCGCTGATATGGAGCGGCAGGATGAACATCCTCCAAATGATCAAAGAGCAGATTTTGCGTCGTCAAAGACTTGAAGCTGCACAGTTGCAAGTCGTAACGGTTTATCGCGGCATCGCCTACAAGCGCACAGCCTGACCAATTTGATCGACTGCCTGCTGCGCTGCATCACTCATCAGATGCGCGTACCGGGTGGTCGTTTGGGTGCTTTGGTGTCCTAGCAATTGGCCAACAATGCCAAGGCTTAAGCCGTTGCTCAAAGCAAAACTGGCAAAGCTATGGCGCAAATCGTGAATACGCAGTAGCCCCCAGACCGGGTGCAAACCTATTTCAGCATCATCTAGCAACGCGGTCCACATTTTTGTCTGTCGCGTTAATGCTTTTGCTGGGTCCATCCCTGGGATTATCCAGGGGCTTTCAGTGCTGTGCGTTTTTAGATCTCGCAGAATGCGCACAGCGTCGTCGCTTAAATGAATAACCAATTCTTCGCCGGTCTTGCCGCCTGTTTTGTGCTCGTCAGCGGGGACAGTCAAAGTCCGTTGGTTCCAGCTCACCCACTCCCACCGGCCTTGCATGATGTTGCCCATCCTGGCTCCCGTGAGAAGCAGCAACCGGATCATTTGCGCGAAACGCCAGCGCACGGATTCTGGCTCCCGTTCTGTCCAATTATCTAAAACAACCCGAAGGCGCTCCAGCTCTTCAGATGACAAGTAGCGTTTGCGCTTTTTCTCTGGGAATGCCTTAACTCCCACGCATGGATTTTCGCCGTCAGTCCAGCCCCATTCCTTCGCAAGGTCCATCGCTTTGCTAAGGACTTCAAGTGCTCGATTGGCTGTGTTTGGGCTGGGGTAGTTGGTATGAAATCGTCGAACCTGTTCACGGGAAAGCAGCGCAACACGGGTCAACCCCATTGTCGGCAGCAAGTGCCGTCGCCACAAGATCTCGTCATTGTGCCCGGACTTCTTTTTGCTGCCGTGCTCGGCCATGTAACGCGCAGCCAAATCTTTAAGGGTTGGCGCGGTTCGCTTGGCCTTCCTGTCCGCCCCTGGGTCTTTGCCCTGGGCTACTAAGCCCAACACTTCACGCGCAATCGCACGGGCTTGATCAGGTGTTAATTTTTGTGGCGTTCCAATTTTGTAGTCGCGCTGAACGTTCTCCGGCGTTCTGTAACGTACATAGAAAGATTTCCCTCCAGTTGGCTCAACTCTTAAAAAGAAACCCGGCAAACTCTGGTCTTGTATTTTGTATCTTTTGCCTGTTGATTGCGCGTCTTTTATTGCTGTTTTGGTTAGCTTCATTATCCGACTCCCTGGCCCCCGCCTGGCCCCCAAATCAACGGGATTTGAAAGGATACTAAGGGAAGCGCAATTGCAAATAAAGCATTATTTTCAGATAGTTAGGTATAAAGCGGGATGCAACGGGAACCCCTTAAATGCCCCTCATAACCTGAAGGTCGTAGGTTCAAATCCTACTCCCGCAACCAAAAAATCCAATAAAAACAAAGACTAAGCAGCCCCCGCTCCGGGGTTGTCTTCTTCCGGTTTTTGGCTGGCCCCCTCCTGGCCCCCACGATAATGATGCTCCTCCCTAGTTCTGATTCTGTGGCAATTGCAGCAACGCACTTCACATTTTGCGATCTCAGCTTGAATTGATTTCAAGCCCCGGCCATCAGTAACACCTCGGCCAACGCAAAAACTTTTAGTGCTTGGGTCTACATGGTCGAACTCCAAGACTCTTATGTCCTGCTGACCGCAGTCCACACAAGGATGCTCGCTTAAGTATGCTTTCATCCACGCTCGATTTTTTAGCATTCGAGCGTGCTTGTTAGCACGTTTGCGTCCTGACCTAGTGCTAAGATCCAAGTCCGAACAAGTGTCGCGTTGTCTGTACGATAACGGGGTAGTTGATGGCCGCTGCGCTTCATGGGCTGGCTTAACTTTGAACGACCTTTAGAAGACGAATTGCAGATTGAGCGGCAAGCTCGTGTCATACGCGATTGCCATGACGTAGAAGAACTCCAAGCAATTTCAGAAAAGCTGTTTCGCTCCTGGGCGCAGCAATGCGACATTACTGCTCAGCTAATCAGGCAGGTCGCAGAGCTTGAGGTTCAAAGTGGGATCGAAGACGATACTTCAGATTATGTTCGCTGGGCACGCAGCCTTTACGACAACAAAACTTAAAGGCTCACATCTGGCGAGCGGCTTCTATCGCTTCACTATAAGAATCGAAAAAATATCCATACCAAACAACCTGCCCGTCAAAATGCCAGGGTTGAAAATATGTATGCAGGCCGAGCAACCTAGGGAACACCCCATGGCACGGATAATTTTGCCCTTCATAACGACCGGCTTCGCTTCTTGGACTCATATTTTGTAGCGTTTAAAAAATGATCTACCAAAAGGTCAGCCGCCCAAACGGTGTCGCAGTAGCGGCACATCCCGGCAAAGCACACGCGGTAAGAATTGCCAGCCGCTTCAATCGTTGGCTGGGTCGTCATACCTGTTTTGAATTGGCTTAGTAGAAAGCAGCAACTGCGAGACGTTCCAACGGTCGCCGTTCACTTCTTCTATTTCGTAGACCGGCCACATGTAGCTTTTGACGCGCTGGATAACCTTTACCGAAAAGTCTTGGTTCCAGCCGTAGACGTAGACGTATTGGCCAGCGTTGAATCTGTATGGCTGCTCGCGTCGTTCTTGAAGTTTTTTTGATCGTTTGGGAATTTCTACAAACATTTTGAGCGTTTACTTTTTGTAACGTTTGCGGTGAGGGTGACGGCTCGGACTTCTGTGTGATAGCCCCAACAATGAAAAATCAATGTTGATCGTTCAAGAGCTTCTTCTACTGTGTCAAATTTCCAGGCGTGGTTTGGATTTATGCAGAAACCAAGAGCAGGCGGAATGAAGCCGCTCCCTGGGCCCATAGGCAAAGAGATCCATTCATCGTTTCGCTGGAGCCCGTAGCTCACATATCCCTGTCTGGGGTTGGTGCTCCGTACAGTGGCAGGTCTAGAGCTGAGCAGGCTTTTTGCACGCCCATTTGGCAATCCCGTTTCGTCATGTCCGTCAGCGTTGACGTTAGACACCACCAAAATGCGGCAGCAAGGGTGGCGCACAAACATGTCGAGGCAATTGTTGCTTTCATTTTAAGTCGGGGGGGAAGGTGTGGTTTGCGGGGTGGCTTAATGGGCGTTGATGTATTGCTGTTGGAACTGGAAGGCCAATTCTTCAACGGGCATTGCTGGGTCCATAAACAGCAGCCCGGCAACAATGGCTTGAGCGCGGGGCATTTGCTGGCGAATCTCAGTTGCGGTTGCGCCGTACTCGTCAGCCATTTCCTGAAGGAACATTGCTGCAAAGTGGCGTGCGGTTGTGTTTTTCATTTTGGTTGGGGGTTGTGGCTTGGGGTCGCCCCCTTGCCTATGTTCAAAGTATAGCACCGCAACAGCAAACGCGCCGCCGGTCTTCCTAAAATCAAGGCAGGCGATTGGCGTTCATGGAGGCGTGCATCGATGGCATTCTGTTTATTAGCAAGAAGCACGCACGCCATCGATTTCGAGCCAACATCCTGAGCGCTTGGAATAACCGCTGCGCATACTGCGGCGAACACGCAACGACCCTGGATCACGTCCAGCCAATGTCTCGCGGCGGCTTGACCGTCCCGGAGAATTTGGTTGCCTGCTGCTTAGATTGCAACAGGCGCAAAGGGAGCCAAAACGTTTGGGCCTGGTGGAGAGCTCAAACTTTTTGGCGGGTTGATCGGGAGCTTGACGTTGTGGAGTGGCTTGACGGTTTTGACTTCACTTTGTAGAGCGCACAGTCACGCGCAGCGTTTGGCCCTTCCTCTATGAAATCAGGGAACTCAAAGCCGCAGCGATAGGAGGGCGTCGGCTTAGACCTGCCGTCGGCTACATCATGTTGCAAGTGTCGCGTCATGTTCTCGCACAAATAACAGTTTCCAGTTCTGCGCCGTGGCAGGTCTGGGAACGTGTTGAGATACATTTTGCCGGTTCGGATCTGTTGAATCGTTTGGTACGAAACGCCAAGTTCTTCAGCGGCTGCGTGGTCGTTGATTTCAGTGCTTAGGAGCAACCATTTCACTCGGTCTGGCGAAATGGTTTGTCTTTTGCCGCGTGGCATAAGTATTGGGGTTGGGTGGAGGCCGGAGCCCTAGTTAATGGTGAAGAACAAATCGCAAACTCGTTCGCAGATTTCCTTAAGTTGGCCGCAGTCAACGCCAGGCAGGTCAAAAACAGGAGTCATTTCAAAAGTCTTTTTGCTCATCTTCCAAGCTTGCACATCGTACAAATCTGACCCGGCGTTGTAGGTCACTTTCAGGTGAGTGATTTTTTTGCCGCGTGGCCCAACTTGGCGGCCAAAAACTAGGCTTGCGAAGTTGTCGCCAACAACGATTTGGCAGTTAGTCATCCGAGCAATTTGGGCAGCCCCGCCCATTTGGTTGAGCAGGGTGTCGGTTGTTTCGGTGATCGTGGTCATTTGCTTTGGGGGTTGTAAGTGCATCGCTGCCCTTGTGTCCAAAGTATAGCAGCTAGACCGCCAACACGCCATAGGATCAGTCAATATGGGGGGAACGCATTTTGGGTCATGCCAGAAAAGAAAAAGACAGAACGAAAGGCTTGCTGGGAGGGTTACACGAAAAAAGGCACTAAAAAGAAAGGCGGCAAAACCGTCAACAACTGCGTCAAGAAAAAGAAGTGAGCAACATTAAATCGTTTCGCAGCCCTGGTGTCAGCATTGATCGGCACGTCGTGCGGGAAGGGCCAAGCCCGTATTTTGTCGCCTGGAAGCCACACACGTCGCGGATGTTTTACGAGCGCAAAGAGCTGATGCGATGGCTTAAGTGGCCAAAAGGAACAGACACTCGGCTAAAAATTGACGAATGGCTGGACAGCTTTGTTGAAGAAGCCGCCCCAAGCTTGGACATGGCCGCAATCAAGCGCGAGGGGTTTGGCCCTGAGGCTCACGCCCTGGACGAAAGCGACCCGAACCATCAGACGAAAATGGTGACGTGAACTGGCGAGAGATTTTGGAAAAAGCTGGTATCCCTGAGCCGCCTGGGCGCGATGCCGTATTAGCGGAAATTGCTGCTAACCCTTACCGCAAAGGCAAAAAAAAGCCCAAAGCCAAAGCCAAGGGCAAAAAGAAATGAGCGGGGGTTGTCAAGCCTGGCCAGCTCTGGGCGCTCCTCACTGTTATCCCCCTGTCCTAATTATGGGTCAGTCCCAATAATTGCCAAGGCGGAATTCAGCTACCCAGTGACGGGCAATCTTTTCAGCAGCTTCCAGCCGCACCGCTTTAGGGAAAATGGCGTCCCACCGCGTACACATCCCGCCATGCTCAATTTTGTATTGCTTGGCGGCTGGCGTCAGGCAATAGCGTTCAATCGCATGGATCGCCTTGTCCAAATCAAACTCGCCGCGCTTGTGATGCTTGCTGAGGGTTTTGATGACTGGGTGGATCCATGCTTTGACGTTGGTGGCATACAGTTCAAGCTCGTAAGCGGCTTCAGAAAGTGACATTGGGCAGGGTGCGAAATGAGTGCCCCGTGATCGCTGCTCAGGGGCCAGGCAGGAACGCGTCTTGTCCGCGTCGGAGAATCGGGGCCGTGCATCCCGCTTGTGGCTGCCAAAAGTATAGCAGCTAGACAGCAACCATAACCAAAGCTTCTTCGCGCAGGCTCATCCATTCGTGCATGTCCCCGCAACGTGCGGCTTCCAGTATCAGGCTGTCAGCGTTGCCGTAATCTTTTACCTCGTTGAGCTTGAAAATTGCTTGCCAAATGTCAGAGCGGCAATCGTTAATGATTTGGCTGGGTGTGGTTTGAGATGCCATTGGGGTTGGTTGCTTATGCAAAAAGCATAGCACAGCGACAGCACGCACAACCGGCAGGCATAAAAAAGCAGGCTGTCTCACGGCCTGCTCTGCATACCCACCCAAATATAAGCCCGGCCTCCGATGCTGCTCAATTTGTAACCAGTACCCCGATGACTGGTTACAGCAGCCCTCAGCCTTACGGTTAGAGGCGACCGGGCAATTACATATTAATCGGGGACAAATAGCTTTTAGTCGGAGGCGTTCGTTTTACGCTCCAACGTCCAGCGAGCACGCTGCCAGCTTTCCCATTCAAAAAGTTGCGGACAGTGCGTGGGTTCAATCCATGGATGGCAGCAAACATCTCAATTTCCCCAACGTGAATTTGCGTTGTAGCGTCGGCTTCGCCTGGCTGATTGTCTGACAGAACCCATGCTGGTTTTTCGGCAAACTGATAAAGCTCAGTCAGACAAGTTCTGATAAACCAGATATAGATTCCGTTTTTGCCAAGCGAGCAGTATCGAATCCATTCCGCTTCGTGGAGCCGCTTAAGGGATGCGGAAAGGTTGCTGCGCTGTGCTTGGCAGTATTCGGTCAGGTCTTTGGTTTTGTATTGGCCAGGCCCAATGCTGATTAGCGACAGCAAGTTAAGAGTGTCAACTGCACCGAGTTGGTAGCGAGCGCATAGAAGAAAACTCCGGTCGACTGTTGTTTGTGTCATTAGATAAGGGGAGGGGCCATCGCTGGCCCCCAAAAGATCAGAATGGTATTTCGCCAGATTGTGGCACGGCCTGTGTCTGCTGTTGTTGTTGAGCAGCTTGGGCACGATTAAAGTTTGCCACATTTTGCTCCTGAACGGTCATAGGTGGAGCAGCAGGCGGAGCCCCTGGCATTGGGCAAGCTCCAGTGTCCGCAGGAGCAACAGCCGGTTGGCTGTCCTCCCTTGGCATGAACTTTTCAACGTTATCCGCTGAAAAGTTTTCGTTGACCTTTGTTTCCCCGGTGTTGCTTTGGTAGATCTCAGGTCTTCCGATCCGGCCTGTTACTAGGACTGAATCGCCGCGTTTGAGATAGTTGCCTACATACTCAGCACTTTTTCCCCAGATAGCCACTCGTACATAGCGAGGAGCTTGTTCCTCGCCTTTCCGTTTGAACTGTCTGGCGGACACAGTGAAATTCGCAACAATGTTGCCGTTTTCGAAGTATTTAACTTCTGGGTCGCGTCCGACTACGGAGCCGGTTAGTTGTCCTGTGAAAGCCATTTTGAATCGATTTTTTCGTAGGAAAGGATCCCCTCAACGGGGTAAAGAACGCGGTTCGAAACTCTCACAAAAGGAGGGCCTGTCCCCGCGTGACGCCAGTTTGCCAACGTTTGAGGCTTCATGCGCCATCTTGAGCAAAGCTCTTTAGGACTTAGGAATGCTTGATCATGTGTCATCAGTCATACCTTTCCAGCAGCTTGGCGGGGCGTTCTGCGGGTTACCCCAAGAGCTTTTGGGGATAGCCATGTAGTTGCCAGCGTAGTTTGAATGGCCTCGAGAAATGCACCCCGTGGGCACCATAGGGCCAGGACGGTCCTTTTCTCTTAAAGTGCTCAAAAATACCTCGTAAGGTGATTTTTGATAGATGTCATAACGTTGCATATTTTTTCTCCTTAAAAAATAGGTTCAGGCACTTGCTCTGAACGGGTTTCATTAAAGGCAGGTTGACCCTGCTCTAGCTGCTCATCTTGCGTTACAACGACTTCGATTTGTGTCGCTGGCATAGGGTCGTCTATTAGCTGCGCGTTAAGCGCCGCGACCGGATCTTGCGTTTTAGTCTCCTGAGGAGACTGATTATTGCTGACTGAATTTATTTTGCGCTGAGGCAAAATGTCGCTGTCTTTAAGCTCATCAGTTGATTGCATCCCGCATGTAACTTCAGGGCAATACAAACGGATTAGCCAAGTAGCAGAACGGTATCTAAGCATTTGCTCTGGAATGCTTTTGTACTTGGCATTTTTAGTCCAGCCGTCTGCTTTTGCCATTTCCATCGTCACAGTGATAGAAACGATTTCGCCAGTAGCAGCCAAAGTGGCGTGACAGGAAACGGCAAGCGAATCGCCTTTACCTTCAGTGCTCCAAGTCAAAGGACCGCTAAACGGGCCGCGTGAGTTAGCCAGGCCAATCATGAACTGAGCGGAAAAGCTTGGTCGGCCATTAATAACGGCCACGTTTTGCAAACAGAGCAGCGGATTGATCTGCAATTGCAGCGCCATTTGGATTGCTACAAACGTGTCTTGCGGCTTGTTCTGAAAGTGAGCTGGAACCAGCCTTGAGCCGCTAAATGCCGTTGCGACCCTCCAAATGTGCTCGAATGATCCGGCATCAGTAAGAAAGTTTAATGAACTGTCTTGCTGCGCGATTGGCGCGGATTGGTCCGCCACTGTCAAAGCATTTTCAGTCATTGTTCCACCGGGGGAGGTTTAGGGTTTCGATTTGGTTGCTGTAGCTGGGCCAGTTGTCGTCGCGTCGGTATTCAGCCAACCGGGCAAGGTCTTCGTCTGCCGCTCTGCCGCCAGCAGCCACCATCTCAGGAGACGCAACGTAGACGGCCACCGCGAAAGGCGGCGTTTTTTCGCAGGCGATGAAAACGAACTGCTCGGCATTAGGCGTCCCTCTGAGATACCAATTTGCCTGAACGTGATACCTAAAGTTGTTCACACTCTTAGCAAAGCCATCGGGACTTGCATCGACTGTGCTTTTTAGATCTACGACTAAGCCATCAGCGTGCCAGTCGGGGCGGCATTTGCACGCTTCCCCGGTTTGGTCGTCTGTCCAAGTGTAAGTTTGCTCGGCCTCGCCTTTAAGGCGAAGGATCGTAGACGCTGCCGGGTGGCTCATGACTGCTTCGGTCATGTTGCGCACAAGATCTAATTGGTCATTGCTGACCAAGATCTTGTCTTTCGATGCAGCTTCAAAAGCGGCCCATTCTTCTTTCCCGGCTTTTGTCCGTCGGTTGATTTCAGGGGCCACAACGAAATCAGAATCAAAAAGCTCAGGCTCTAAGACCAACGCATGAAACAACGTCCCCGTGAGCATTGCGGGTGTCGGCTCAACAGGCAAGCGGTCTGGGTCAACGTACCTGGCCCAATAGTGCCGTCCAGATTTATGGATCTGATCGAGGTGGCTTTTTGAGACAGCCGGGTGGTCGTGATAATCCGCGTTTGAAAGCTGGGCTTCCTTCGGCATCCTTGAAGTTCCTTCGGGGTTCTGCGTGATCATATTGCCTCCCTTTGCTTACCGGGGCTTCCCGTTGCTTACCGTTACAACCCCTTGATTTAAAACAATTATTTGACATAAAATCGATTCGGTCAACCCCGCTAAAGGCCGGTCAAAATGCAGGTATCGCTCAGGAAGTATCAGGAAGAAGGAGTAAGCCAATTGCGTTTCCAATTCGCGCTTGGCCATCGTTCTGTCCTCTACGTCTTGCCCACAGGCGGAGGAAAAACCGTCGTTTTTTGCCACATTGCGGAACAAGCGGCAACCAAAGGGAATCGAATTGTGATCTTGGTCCACCGCCAAGAGCTAGTTGACCAAACCAGCAAAGCGCTCGACGGCCTGGGCGTGCAGCACGGCATTATCGCGGCTGACCACAAAATGGATCTGACGCCATCCGTGCAAGTCGCAAGCGTTCAAACGCTAGTCCGCAGGCTGCACAAAATACCGGCTGATCACTTTCAGCTTTTAGTCGTAGACGAGGCCCATCATGCGGTCGCTGGCTCCTGGGGCAAAGTCATCAGCCATTATCCAAAAGCCAAGGTGCTCGGCGTTACTGCAACCCCTGAGCGATTGGACGGGCGCGGATTGCGCGAAAAGTTTGACGCCATAGTTATCGGGCCACAGATTGCCGAACTGCGCGACCAAGGCTTTTTAGCTCCCGCCCGAACTTTTGCCCCGCCGCTAAAGCTCGACATGAAAAAGATAAAAATCATGATGGGCGACTACGACACCCACGAAATGGAAGATCATTTATCTGCCCCAAGATTCTGTGGGGATGCTGTCAACCATTTCAAGCGTTACATCAAAGACGGCACCGCTATCGCGTTTTGCGTTTCCGTAAGACACAGCGAGCACATCGCTTCTGTCTTTAATGAGGCTGGCATTAAAGCCGCGCACCTTGACGGCAAAACCCCAAAAGACCAACGGCGCAAACTTATTAAAATGCTCAGCACTGGCGAAATCAAGTTGCTGACTTCATGCCAAATAATCAGCGAAGGGACTGACGTTCCCTCCGTTTCAGGATGCTTGCTGTTGAGGCCGACTTTATCCTTGTCGATGTACCTCCAGCAAGTAGGCCGCTGCCTTCGACCTGCTCCCGGCAAGGCGGCGGCCATTATTCTCGACCACGTTGGCAACGTGAAGACGCACGGAATGCCAGACGCAAAACGTGATTGGTCGCTTGACGCTATTAAACGCAGCAAACGCGCAAAAGAAGAAACCGTTGGCGTCAAAATGTGCCCAAAGTGCTTTTGCGTCGTAGTTTCCCAAACCCAAGTTTGTCCCGATTGCGGTCATGTTTTTACAGAAACAGCGCCTAGAGCTGAAGCGTTTGACGGGACAGACGACCAGCTTGTTGAACTAACTCCTGACCGCATCCGTGAAAGGCAAGAAAAAAATAAACGCCGAGCGCAAATTGGACAGGCACGCACTCTGGATGAATTGATCGCTTTAGGGAAAGAGCGCAACTACAAGCCCGGTTGGGCGCATTACATTTACAACTCAAGGCACATAAGAAGATATGGCAGGCAGCAATGAAGCAGCGGTTCAAAATCGCATACGGCTTGCGCTGTCCCGTGGTGCAACACGCTTGTTTCGGAACAACACAGGAGCACTTAAAGACGCGACCGGGCGGCTGGTTCATTTCGGTTTATGCAAAGGCAGTAGCGACCTCATCGGTTGGAAATCAGTCGTTGTCACACCTGAAATGGTGGGCCAAACCGTTGCCGTTTTTTGCGCTCTTGAAATCAAAGACAAAGGCAAAGCAACAGTCCTTCAAAGGCATTTCATCAGCGTGGTCAACGAAGCTGGCGGCGTGGCAGGAGTCGCACGGTCAGTCGAGGAAGCACAGCGCATCGTCGGTATGTAAAGGAATACAACTGCCCGATGGCGAGCCCGGCTTCCAAGCCTTACTTTTCAAAGGCCACGGAACACACTGCCAGCGATGGCCAAACAAACCCCCGCAGAATGCCTTGGAAAGTTGCGCGTTTTATACGGTGACGCATTCAAGGTTTATGACGCCACAAATGCGCAGATTATTGAATGGGCTGAGAGCCCTGAGATTTGGGCCACGCACCAAATCGCTTTTAGGGGATGGACCTTCCCCGCCGTTGAAGCCGTTGTTCGCAGTTGCCGCATCTTGCGCAAACGAGCGAAATCCGCAGCCGAAATCAAAATCAAGGGAGCGCAAGAAGGAAAATGAGTACAGATAACAAAATTCAAGAATTTCGCGAGTCCTTCGCTTTTAAGTCGGGCCAATCATTTGAGCGCCGCCGCTTAGAGCAAACGCTTTCAAACAGGCGTTCTGAGCTTGAGCTTTTAAATGGCCCTTCCTTGCTCACCCGAAATGCAAGGATCGCGGCCAAGGAACTTTCTAGGGTGATCGAAATTTTGCGGGACATGGACTAATGCCCGACCTGATTGATCAACTCCAGGCGCTGCCTGACGACTGGGGGCTTGTCGCCGTAGGGCACAACAAACGCCCTTATCAGAATGAGTGGCAAGACAACCCGCTAACAAAAGAACAGGTCGCAAAGGAAATTAAAGCAGGGCGAGCCAAAGCTGTTGGCGTTTTAGCGGGGCCGCAATCCGGTGGCCTGCTTTTTGTGGACCATGACGGGATTTCAGCGTCAGAAGTGCTAACAGATTTAGGCGCACCAATGTCTACTCTGCCCAAAAGCTGGGCTATGACATCAGGCCGCGACGGTCGGTTGCAAATTATCTACAAGGTGCCTGAACGCTATTGGAAACACCTGCACACCAAAAAGATCAAGTCAGGCAAGCGCGATGAAGACGGGAACAATGAACAATTAGAGCTGCGCTGGGCTGGCTGCCAATCCGTTGTCATTGGGGCACACCCGCAGACAGGCTCTTACAAATGGATGGCAAACCGTGGCCCACACCAAGAGCAGCTAAGGGAAGCCCCGGCAGAATTGCTTGACGCAATGATGCGCAAGGTAGAAGAAAACACTTTGCCACTTCCCCCGCCAACTAAAACAGGGCGGCAACCCGACGATTCAGAACGAGCCCGTTGTTATTTGGAATCGCTTAACCCGGCACGCGCAGACGATTATGACGATTGGCTCGCTGTTGGGATGGCTCTTCACAGTTTGGGCGATCAAACGCTCTTGAGCGATTGGGAGGCATGGTCGCGCACAAGTGCCAAACACAAGCCCGGCGACTGTGAAAAGAAATGGAAAGGCTTTAAGGCAGGCGGCACAAACCTCGGCACACTTGGTCATTTCGCCAAGCAAGACGGCTGGCGTCCTGAAGAGAAAAGGGTTTCCATTAGGCCGCGTTCACAACCATTTGCACCGAGCAGCAACACACCGCCAGAGCCTGGCCAAGCTGCTGTCGCTATGGCGCAACCTGGCCAAAAGCTAGACCCGCAGCAATTGCTCGATTTGCTAAGGCGGCGCAACCATTTGAACAGCGATAAAGATGCCCCAAAGAAAAAAAACTTAGATATTAGATACAACATTTTCACTCAACAAATTGAAATAATGGGTGCGAATTTAAAAGGTGCTGAACGCTTCTATTTAACGCTTGCCGAACACGGTTACAAAGTGACGAAAGATTTGGCGTTTGATTGCCTTTTGCAAGTGGCAATGGAACACCAATTTGATCCGGTTAAAGCCTATTTAGAGTTTGTTTCCAAGTGTGTGAAACCAACTTATATCGAAGCCTTGGCGACTGAATATTTAAGGCCAGACGATAAGCCTGGAACGCTTTACGACGAAATGATCAAACGCACCCTAATTGCTGCCGTCAAGCGTTGTTATGAACCAGGCTCAAAACACGACACAGCGTGTGTCCTTATGGGCGACCAAGGGGCACGCAAATCAAGCTTTTGGAACGTCCTTGGAGGCGAATTCTTTTCCGACAGCCTTAAGGACATCGGCAGCAAAGACGATTTGATGATCCTTCATCAATCCTGGATTATGGAATGGGCTGAACTGGATCACCTAACCGGCAAAAAACACGCGGGGCAGGTCAAAGCCTTTCTTTCGCAGCATACGGACATGTTCCGCGTCCCTTACGGCAAAGCCACTGAAGCATTCCCAAGGCGGGGCATCGTTGTGGGTTCAACCAACAAATCGACCGGCTTTTTGGTTGACGAAACTGGCAACCGCCGCTTTTGGGTCATACCGACACCGCTCGATACGCAACGCCCAATCGACACGGCAACACTTGCTTTAGAACGCGACTCCATTTGGGCAGGCGCTGTCGCGGCTTACAAGGCAGGCGAAAGTTCATTCCTCACGGCGCAACGCGAAACCGAAGTGGCCGAGGAAAACGGGGATTATTTGGTTAATCATCCTTGGCTGCCAGCGATTGAGTCATGGCTGCGGACCAACCTTGGCACGCCAATCACAAGCGAAGCCATTTTGACGGAAGCAGTTATGAAGCCAATTGAACGGCAAACGAAAAGCGACCAAATGCAAGTTGCGGACGTTTTAAGGCGGCTGGGCTACGAGCGCCGAAGGGTGATGATCTCAGGCCGCCGTTCTTGGCGGTGGGACCGATTATGAGCCCTTTTGCCTCACCTTTTGTAGTTTTTGCCCTACCTTTGCCTCACCTTGCCGGTGGGGCTTTCTTGTGTCGTCGCAAGGCTTTTGCAGATGTTTTGCCCTACCTGCCTCACTGCCCTACCTTTTTCGCAAACTTGGCTGGACTGGGCAGACCCTTACCTAACCCCTCCTTTCTATAGATCTCACATATAGGTGGGGTAAGTAGGGCAGGTGAGGCAATCAACTGTCCTGCAAGGCTTTTGGGCTGCCCTACCTATGCCCTACCTGCCTCACCTCCAAGGCTACTAACCTAAGTAAAGAAGGAGAAAAGAATGGCTTTTATTGACATCAGTGCTCGCCTACTCAACGACAAGAAAATCATTGCCCTACTGAAAGACCTGTCTAATGAGCAAGTTGATAAGGCAATTAAATCCGGCGTTAGCAGTGCCGCCCGTGGTGCTAAGAAGCACATCGTTGGTGGCCTTAAAGCTGGGAACTTAAACCTTAAATCGGGTCGTATCAAAGCCGGGCTTAATGAACCTAAGTTTCAGGCCGGTGGTATGAGCGCGGTTGTTTATGCCTCTTCTGACCCGGTAACAGCTACCAGCTATGGCGCAAAGCAAAACAGCAAAGGTCTTGGCGTCACGTTCTACAAAGGTGAGCGCAAAACAATTAAAGGCGGCTTCTATGCCAAAGGAATGCCTCTTGCCAGAGTGCCAGGCAAACGCTGGCCTGACAAATTCTCAACACGCTTTATCCATGGTCCTTCTATTTCGAAGGCTTACACCAGTGGCG